CGCGCCGGCGCAGGAGCCAGGCGGGCGGGCGCGCCCTTGCCACTTCCGCCGCATCCAGTTTAGCTGCTGCGGGCATCGGGCGCACGCTGATGGTGCCGGTGAAAGCCTATGCCGAAACCGAAGCCGCCAGCACCGATTTGCGCATGGCAATGATGGATAAAACGGGGCAGGTTTCGGCGCAGTATCAAGCCGTGAACGAGTTGGCGACGCGCTTGGGCGACAAGCTGCCCGGCACGACCGCCGATTTCAAAAACCTGATGACCATGTTGATGCGGCAAGGCGTTTCGGCGGAGACGGTGCTCGGTGGCACAGGCGAAGCAGCTGCCTTGCTGGCGGTGCAACTGAAAAAAACACCCGAGGCGGCGGCGGAAATGGCTGCCAAGCTGCAAGATGCCACACGCTCCACCGAAAAAGAAATGCTGGGTTTAATGGACAGCGTGCAGCGGCTGTTTTATGCGGGCGTTGAAGACAACAATATTTTGGGCGCGTTCTCCAAGCTCTCGCCCGCGCTGGACGTAACCCGCCTGAAAGGCGAAGCGGCGATTAAAACATTTAGCCCCTTGATTGGCATGCTAGACCAAGCGGGGCTGAGCGGCGAGAGCGCGGGCAATGCTTTGCGCAAAGTGTTCACGTTGGCAATGGATAGCAAAAAAATAGCCAAAGTAACCAAAGGCACGGGCATTAGTTTGAATTTTACGAATGGCAAGGGTGAGTTTGGCGGTATTGAAAAGATGTACACCGAGCTTGCCAAGTTGCAAAAGCTCAACACCGAGCAGCGGCTGAAAGTGCTGAAAGGTATTTTTGGCGACGACGCGGAAACGCTGCAAGCCTTGAACACCATGATAAGCAAGGGGCAAGAGGGCTATAACGAATTTGCTGCCAAAATGGAAGCACAAGCCAGCTTAAACCAGCGCGTGAACGAGCAGCTGGGCACATTGAGCAATTTGTGGGATGCGGCAACGGGCACATTTACCAACTTTCTTGCCAGCATGGGCGAGGCGATTGCGCCCGAGCTGAAAAGCGTGGTGACATGGATTGGCGAAGTGAACGAGAAGCTCAGCACTTGGGCGGCGCAAAACCCGAAAACCGCCAATACGGTTATGAAAATTGCGGCGGCGGCAGGTATTGTGGCGGCGGCGATTGCGGGGGTTTCTTTGGTGGTGGCGGGGGTTATGTTGCCGCTGGCCGCTATGCAGACAAGCTGGGCGATGGTGTTTAATGTGTTGAGCCGTGGTGGGATGGTGTTGCCCATGATTGCACGGTTGCTCGGCAGCTTGGGGACGGCATTGCTTACTTTGGGGCGTGCGGCTTTGGCGTTTATGGTGAGCAACCCTTTTGGCTGGGCGCTGATTGCGGTCGGTTTGATTGTGGCACTTTGGATGAACTGGGACAGGGTGAAAGCAGGCATTGCGGCTGGCTGGAACTGGCTGCGCGGTGTGTTGCGGGATAACCCGTTTATCGGCGCGTTGATGCCGCCCATCGGTTTAATCCTATCCATGATTGCCAACTGGGACAGGTTGAAAGCGGGCTTTGCTGCGGGCTGGGAATGGCTGAAAGGCGTGTTGCGCGACAATCCGTTTATTGCGGCATTTACGGGACCCATCGGTTTAATTTCCACGATGATTGCTAACTTTGACCGTTTGATTGCCAAAATCCAGCAAGCCAAGGCAGCGATTCGGAATTTTGATATGGGCAAGGCGGCAGACCATGCTTGGAGCAAAGCAAAAAGCGCGGTGGGGTTTTCGCGCGGGGGCTACACGGGGCATGGTGGCGTGAACGATGTGGCGGGCGTGGTGCATAAGGGCGAAGTGGTATTTAACCAAGCGGATGTGGCGCGGTTTGGCGGCTGGCGCGCATTGGAGCGGCTGCGCAAAACAGGTTTGGCAGGCGCGGCATTGCAAAAGGCAAACCGTTATTTTGCGGGCAACGGCAACAGCAGCTCCGCACCCGCTTTTCGCACATCTGCCGCCAGCAACAACAGGCAGCCTGAAAACAATTTGACGCAATCCATCACCATCAATATTCAGGCGGCGGCGCAGCAAAGCGCGCAGGATATTGCGGCTGCGGTGCGCCGCGAATTGGAGCGCATCGGCAGCATGGCGCAGCGCCGACGCAACAGCAGCTTGCTGGATGCGGATTAACTGCCATAAGGCAGCCTGAAAACACGCAAACAAAGGAAAAAAACATGGTTATTCTCGCCGCTTTGGGGATGTTTGTATTTACCACCTACACCATCCCTTTTCAGAGCTTAGACCGCAACCAATCTTGGAAGCATCCGCATGGGGCGATTGTGGGCAAGGATTTTGCGCCGTCGCAATATGTGGGCAAAGAGCCGGACGAAATGACGCTCAAATGTGAGCTGCGCCCTGAGATTACGGGCGGAGATTTCAGCATTGAATGGCTGCGCAAAATGGCGGACACAGGGCAGGCTTACCCACTGATTTTGGGCACGGGCAAGCTGATGGGCAGCTTTGTGATTACGGGCATTAGCGAGAACCGCAGCGAGCTGATGTATGACAGCAAGGCGCGCAGCATTAGTTTTAGCATGACTTTGAAAAAGGTTTCGGAGCATAGCTTTGGGCTGAAAGGCGAGGCATTGGGCTTGGCGGTGGGTTTGGTGCGGATGCTGAGCGGGGTGTGATATGGATTTGAAACAACGGCTCATCCAAACATGGCAAACCTTTGGCGCGGCGAACACCAACGGCAAGCATTTGACCCCGCAAGCCAAGCTGACGCTGAACGGGCAAGTGTTTGGCACGCAAACGATGTCGCGCCTGATTAGCCTGAGCCTGATTGACAAGCGCGGCTTTGAAGCGGACGAGCTAACCATTGAGCTGAATGATTATGACGGCGCGCTGGCGATTCCCGAGGCGGGCAGCAAAATCACGCTGGAACTGGGCTATGCGGAAACGGGGCTGATAGACAAGGGCGAATACACGCTGACCGAATGCACCTGCCAAGGCAGCCCTGACACATTGAGCTTGACGGCACGCGCGGCGGATATTGCCGACACGCTGATGGAGCAAAAAGAAAAAAGCTGGCACAAAACCACGCTGTATGCGATTGCGCAGACGATTGCGCTGGAAAACAAATATCAGCCTGCGATTGCAGCGCAATACAAAAACATCAAGATTGAGCATATTGACCAAACGCAGGAGAGCGATGCGAGCTTTTTAACGCGCTTGGCGGAGCAGCATGATGCGATTGCGACGATAAAACAGGGCAAGCTGATTTTCGCGCCGATGGGCGAGAGCCTGACCACCAGCGGCATCAAGATTCCAACCTTGCGCATCACGCGGCAACTGGGCGACCAGCACCGCTTTGGCTACAACGCGGCGAATGCCTACACGGCGGTGCGGGCGTATTACACGGACAAGAAAACAGGAAAGCGGATGGAGGTGGTAATCGACAAAACGAACTTGAAGCCTGAAAAGCGCACGACCAGCAAGACCCATGTGTATAAACGCCCGCGCAAGGATAAAAAAACGGACAAGATAATCCGCAGCAAAACCACCAGCAAGACCACGATGGTGCACCGCAAAATCAACACCGACGGGCTGAAAATCAAAACCCTGCGCCATCTTTATGCCAGCGAAGCAACGGCTTGGAACGGCGCGGCGGCAGCGTTTAAAAAGCTGGCGCGCGGTGTGGCGGAATTTAGCCTGACGCTGGCGACGGGGCGACCTGATTTGTTTCCCGAGATACCTGTGAACGTGGCGGGGTTTAAGCCTGAGATTGATAACCAGCAATGGCTTATTGTGGAGCTGAGCCACCAGCTTAGCCAAAGCGGGCTGAGCAGCAGCGTGAAGTTTGAGGCGCGGATGGAAGTGGAGAATGAGCAGGCGGGCAGCAAGTCAGCAGCGAAAAAATAGGCAGCCTGAAAATGGGTTTCAGGCTGCCTTTGTTGCGGCTCTAATCTTTTATTAGATTTTTATCTGTTCTAAATTGGTTGATAAGCTGCCAACTGGCAGAATTGTTGGCGCGCAGTTTGTTGTAAGTAGCTGAATTGACGTACCCTGCCCTAAGATATTCTTTTGAGCCGTCGTGCTCAATTAAATCGTCAAGCGAATAAATCTGCATTTTGTGCAGGGCGTTTTCAACGTCTTCCCGTGTGGCATGCAATGTAATTTTCAATTTTACGGCTTGGCGCGATGCGTCTGTAATGGGTTTTTGGTTATCACGTATTCGGGGAAGGATATGAAAGGTTATCTCTGGCTCGTTGGTTAGGGCAAATGTGAGCAACAGTGCTTCCAATGCCGCGTATTTGTAGGCATCTTTGGCGGTATCTATTGCTTCCCGCTGCCCAATTTCTGGGCGGATAATGAATTCGGGTGGCTTGGTTTTGATGAGCTTGAATGTGCCGTCATCTGATGGATAATTGTTTTTGTCATCAAACATTTCTTTTACCGTGGCATATTTGTGCGTGGGCACAAATGGGGCGCTAGCGGCTGTTGGCTTGCTTGGCTGCGATGAAGTGTTTTGCGATGCGGTGCTTCCTGTTTCCCCGCAAGCAGAAAGGAGACTGCAAAACATTAGCAAATATAGTGTTTTTTTCATGTTGGCTTTTATTTCTAGAACACGCGTGCAATTTTGGAATGACACGCGCCGATGATGGCGAAATCGTCAGCCATTTCACTTGGGTGGAGAATCTCAGGCTCGTAAATGGTGTTATCGCTACTGATTTTCAGGCTGCCATTAAGCAGGGCTTGCAGGCGTTTTACACGCAAGAGATTGCCTGTGCGAACGACAAAGATGCCATCGCCTGTTTTGTGGGCGGTGTTGATTAGGATGATGTCGCTATTGTTTAGAGTGGGTTCCATGCTGTCGCCACGAACTTTGATACAGGCGAGGTCTTGGCTGTGGAGATTTTGCTGGTTGAGCCAAAGGCGGGAGAACGGGATAAGTTGCTCCACTTCCTCGCCCCAAATATCGGCTCCGCCACCTGCGCTGGCGTAAACATCATAGAGCGGCACCCACACGGCATCATTGTCGTCGTAGCCTTGCACAGCGATGCTGGATTGGGTTTGTGCTTGTTGATTGCCTTTGCCTAGGATAAGCCAGTCTAGGGACACACCTGTTTTCTCGGCAATTTTGATGCACTGCTCCATCGGCAGCGATTGGCGTTTTCGGTAACCGCTCATCGCTGACGTTGAGATACCTAGCTGCTTGGATAGCTCATAATCGGATTTAACCGATAAGGCGTGCTTGGCACGTTCTAGGATTGGCGCATCATCTTGGGGGGCAACAGGCAAAATAAATCCAAATCAAAAACAAAAAGTTAGCTAAATACCTAACAAAAAATACCTTAATGAACTTGCTTATTAGCTAATGTTAAGTGTAATATTCGCTCCGTCAAAAGAAATATTACTTAACACTAGCTTAACAAAGGCACTTGCAGCATGAACGAATATTCGTTGTTGATTTATTCACTTCATGCGGGTTAAACGTATTTCATCGTTCGCATATTTTTTTAGAGCGACTAATACTGCCATCATTGCAAACAAATTTACCTTTGGAACAATGGTTGATGCCCCCTTTTTTGCCGCTGCATGGTTGTCGTCCGCGCTCGGCGTATGCGGGGTTGATTAAGAGTGTGGTCGCTAGCAGTGCGAGTAGTAATTTAGATTTCATGATAACCAACTTAAAGAAAGGTGCTTTATATGGCAGAAAATCAGTTGCCCAATGTGCGCAACAAACCGCTTTTACAGACGCTCGGCTTAATCCATGAATTAGGCAGGGAATTTACTTTGCCGCAGTTGATTGCAAAAGGGCAATCGCATCATCGGCATCGTTCAGGGCGAGTGTGAGTAAGTTATGGGTTTGCATATCGCCTTTGGCTAGTGCTTTCTCGGAAACGGCTAACAAATAACCACGATAGGCTGACAAGCCGTCGGGGTATTTATTTAGCACGGCGAGAGCGGCAGAGAGCGCAATATTGTTTACTTGGTTATTAAGGATTAAGTCATCAATATTTTGGGGCATGGCAAACGTAGCTTAAACGAATATTACAAGGGATGAATATTACACATGGACAGTGAAAAAAACAAGGGCACTTATTGCAAGGCGCGTCGGGACAAACGTTTGACGCATTCTTATCTGGCGCAGGTTTGGATTCCGCACGCGGATATGGATTTGGTGCGCGAGGCGGTGCAGATGGAAGGGGCAACTATTTGCGGGTTTATTCGGGATGCTGCGGTGCGCAAGGCGCGTGAGCAGCTTGGATTGGCATCTTAATGGATGTTGTGGATTGGAAAAACCAAGATTGGAAGGGGTTTGTTATGAACGGGAATGTGATTAACCATGCTTTGCGGGAAATGGCGAAGTCGCCTAACGGGGGCTATGCGACGAGTGCGGCGATGTTGGGGCTTTCGCTGGCGGCTTTGGAGAACCGGTTATATGAGGTTAAGGGGCAGCAGATGAGCATTGAGCAGGCAATGCTGCTGCAAAAGATGACGGAGCGTTGCGATTTTGCCGAAGCGGTGGCGATGCAGTCGGGCGGGGTGTTTGTGCCGCTGCCTGAATTGGATGCGGCGGCTTTGGCGGGGGAGGATATTTTGCTGTGCTTTGCGCGGGCGGTGGAGAAATTGGGGGATTTGTCGCAGCAATGGCGGGCGGTTACGGATGACGGGCGGGTGTCGCGCGAGGAGAACGCGGCGATTTTTCGGGCGGCTTATGCTTCGGTGCGCGAGGTGTTGGGCATTGCGGTTTTGACGGAACGTGTGTTTGGAGATTTTGCCGATGGCTTTGAAAAATCGGAATAAGGGGACGGCGGGAAATTTTCGGGCGGTTGTGGTGTGCCCGAATTGCGGGACGCGGTGTTTGATTGAAAGCAGCCATAGCATCAGCCCGCGGACGCGGGAATTTCGGGTGCAGTGCCAAAACATGCGCTGCGGTTGGACAGGGGTGGCGACGATGGAGATTATTCGGACGCTGTCGCCGCCACCACGCCATAACACGTTGAATGCTTTGCCGCCTGAGGTGGAAGCTGAGTATTTTGAGCGGGCGGAATCGGATGAGCGGTTGTTTTAGTTTTGTTTTTGGGAGGTATGTGATGCGGTTTTTGGCTTTGTTGGGCATTTTGGGCTGGGTGTTGTGGCTTGGGGGCTGCGGTGAGCGGCGTGAGTTGAATTTGAATAATGAGGCGGACCAGCGGGTTTTTAATTTGGGTAGCAAATTGGAGGTGGAGACGACGGCGCGGTTTCGGGTGAAGCGGGTGTCGGTGTTTCGGGATGATTTGGCTTATGGTGGGCAGCGCGGGGTGTATGTGATTTTTGATTCGGCGACGGGGCGGGAATTGGTGGGGATTTCGGGTGTGGGGATTGGGGAGCTGGGTAAGCATCAAGATGGCAAGGGAACGCGGCGTGATGAGCGTTGAGGTTTATGAGGAGTGTTGAGATGGGTGCAAATGGTGTAGCGGATAGACATACGGCGGTTTCCCGCGCGGCGTTGGCGGATATGCGAGGGCGGCTGGCGCGGAAATTGGCGGAAAAGCCTGAGGCGGATGTGCCGTTGCTGTCGGTGCGGCGGGTGGCGAATGACCCTGATGAGGCGATTGATGAGGGGGTGTTGGGGCGGTTGCTGTTGAGCTTTGACCAGGCGAATGACTTGGTTTTGTTGCAGGAGTTGTGCGCGGTGGTGGTTAAGGTGTTGGCGCAAATTAATACGATTCGCAGTAGCCATGAGCTGCGGTTGCCTCAGCTTTATTTTTATGAGCTGACGGATTATTTGATGCGGATTGATACATTGATTCGGGCGGCGAAAACGGCGGCGCGGCGTTTGGGGGTTGAACCTGCGCAGCCTAGGGTGAATCGGGATTTTATTGAACGGGTTTTGCAATCGGAAAGGATTAGAGATGAGCTTAAAGCGAGAACAAAAAGACTGCCTGAAAAGGTATGCGAGTGATATGCAGGCGGCGATTTTGAACAAGGTGCGGTATGGTGATGATGTGGGAGCTACGGCGACATTTCATAAACTGAGGGGAGTACGGAAAGCTGCGTTTTTAGTGGGTGATTTGGAAGTTGCTGGGTTTATTGGTGGGATTTTGGGGGAGTTGAAACGCTTGGATGGCGCGAGCTGGGCGGAGGCGGAATGAAATGCGTGTTCTAGACCCCTGCTGCGGCAGCCGCATGATGTGGTTTGACAAGCAAGACCAGCGTTGCCTGTTTGGCGACCTGCGCACCGAAAGCCACTACCTGAAAGACCGTGGCAACCTGCGCCACCTCGAAATCCACCCAGACATACGGCTAGACTTTACCGCACTGCCATTTGCCGACGACAGTTTTAATTTGGTGGTTTTCGACCCGCCGCACCTTGTACGAGCAGGGAAAAAATCATGGTTGGCCAAAAAGTACGGTCAACTTACTCAAGACTGGCGCGACGACCTCAGAAAAGGCTTCGCAGAATGTTTCCGCGTATTAAAACCCAATGGCGTGCTGATTTTTAAGTGGAACGAAGACCAAATCAAAGTTCCGCAGATTTTAGCACTTACCCCGAACCAACCCCTATTCGGGCATCCCACCGGCCGCCACGGCAAAACGCATTGGTTTACCTTTATGAAGGAGGCTACCTGAGATGAACATCCGCTACGCCAGCCTGTGCAGCGGCATTGAAGCCGCATCCGTGGCGCGGGAAAAGTGCCGAACAATGCCCCGACGCGCCGAGATACAAAGCAATCGGGAACAGTATGGCTGTGCCGGTGATGCGTTGGATGGGGCAACGGATTAAAGATTTTTTTGAAAACAGAAAGGAAAACGAATGACACCCGAACAAATCGAGAAAGAACGCGCCGCGTTTGAGGCGTGGATGGATGAACTGTATCCAACCAACCCGCAAACGGGACGAGTGGGCGACGAATACAGCCGCCTTGGTACACAGTACAAATGGGAAGGCTGGCAAGCCAAAGCCGCGCAATCCGAATGGATAAGCGTAAACGACAGGCTGCCTGAATTAAACAAAGAAGTATTGGTTGCATGGTCAAATGGTTCTGTTGGGATTGCCCGACACATCAAGGATGAATTTGAACCCATAGAATGGGATACATACGGTTCACACGCCCATATTACCCATTGGCAGCCGTTGCCTGAGCCAATCCAAAACAGCACAGATGAGTGAGCATGATAATGGACGATTGGAAATTGGAGTTTTATCGGGTTAGAGCGACTGAGTGGCGGGAAACGGCAAAGGCAGCGAAGTTGGATGGCAATGATGATTTGTTGCGCCATGCTTTGAATGAGATGCGGAATTATGCGCGAGCATTGCCCGTTGAGGAGCAGGGAAATTATGAGTTGGTTTAGGATTATTTTATTTGGGTTGTGCGCCTTTGGGCTGGGGTGGTGGTTGCCGCTCGGTGATGTGGGTGAAACGGGTAGCGAGACGGTGGTAACGGAGCGACGCATTGCGGATGGGGCAAGCTGGGATGAGGGGGCGTGGCGGCAATGGCAAGAGGATATGCGGCATAAAGAAATAGTGGCTGCTTATGAGCGAGAATGGGCGCGGGATGTGATGGCGGGGGTAGTGTTGGAACCTTAGATTTTGTTTGTTTGGGTGTTTGGTGATGAGTAATTTTGGTGCGCCTTTGACTGAGGTCGTGGGCAAAAGCGAGGGGTTAATTGCAAAACTGCCGGCTGATTTGCAGAGACTGGCCGCGAGAAAGTGGTTGGCATTGGCGAATGTGAAGCAGAAGCCTTGGGATGATACGCCTGATTGGCAGCGCCAGTTTTATGATGTGGAGAAGGCGGATAATGCGCTGCACTCGTGGGCGGAGCCTTATCTTGCTTGCGCGGATGCTTTGCCTTTGGATGTGGAAGCGAGCGATGCGGAAATTCGTGAGTTTGCGCAACGGACCGGGGAGCTGTTTCGCGAGGGGATTTATCAGTTTGGCTGGAATTGGGATTATTTGCGCGAGCGGGCGGTGGCTTTGGGCCTGGATTGGGATAAGGTGTTTGAGGACAAAAGCGAGGCGGGTATTTTGGGGCGTTTGCAGGATGGGGCTTTTTGGAATCGGCAGTTGGGCAAACTGATTCGCCGTTCGCGCGAGCATGTGCGCCGTGCGGGGTTTAATTTGGTGCATAAGCGCGGGCAGCTTTTTTGCTCTAACCGCGTGGTGCAGGACAGGCGTGCGCAAAAGGCGCGCAATTCGGCTTTGTTGCAGGCGCTGAGCATGGTTAATGAGCTGGGGCAAGAGTTTGCGCTATCGGAGCTGGTGGAGAAATCTAATGCGAATCCTGCGGTGCGCCGGGCGGAATTGATGACGCGCATTGCGGGGTTTGAAACGATTGCGCGGGATTTGAACCATGCGGGGGAGTTTTTGACGCTGACCTGCCCTAGCCGATTCCATCGGGCGCATCATATTTCGGGGGATGTGAATGATAAATATGACGGAAGCTCGCCGCGTGATGCGGCGGCTTATTTGCAAAAGGTGTGGGCGAAAATTCAGGCTGCCTTGAAACGGGCGGAAATTGGTATTTACGGTTTTCGCGTGGCTGAGCCGCATCATGATGGGTGTCCGCATTGGCATGGGCTGTTTTTTATGGAGGCGTGCCATGTGGATGCTTTCCGCCGCATCGTGGCGCGTTATGCTTGCCGCGAGAACCGCGAGGAGCTGGGCTTGGCTTATTTTGAAACGCAAAAAGGGGCTAAGGATTTTGCGCGCTCGTTGCAAGCCAAGCAAAAGTTGGCAGGCGGCGCGGTGGAGCCGTTGGCAAGAATTTTGGGCAGCCTGAAAACCGAGGGGGCTTTTTGGGAGCAGGCAGATTGGCGAGTGTTTGGCGATGCGAAGGTGCGGGCGCGGGTGTTGTTTAAAGAGATTGATTGGAATAAGGGGACGGCGGCGGGCTACATTGCCAAATATATCGCTAAAAATATTGATGGCAAAAACAACGCGGGCGAAGGCGTGGGCGAGGATTGGGAGTCGGCTGATGGGGAGAGCGTGGTGGTTACGGCGGAGCGGGTGGACGCTTGGGCGGCGCTTTGGGGCATTCGCCAGTTTCAACAGATTGGCGGTGCGCCTGTGGGCATTTGGCGCGAGCTGCGCCGCGAGGGCATGACTGAGGGGGATGCGGATGATGTGATTGTGCGGGCGGCTTTGGCTGCGGATAAGGGAGATTGGGGCAAGTTTGTGCATTTGATGGGCGGAGCGTTTGTTTGCCGTGATGCGTTGCCGATTGCTTTGTATAAAGAGGAGGCGCAAATTGCTTTGACTAACCGCTATGGGGAGTCTGTGGGCAAATTCACGCGCGGGGTGGTGGACACGGAATCGGGGGAAATTCGGTTTGCGGGGTTGGGGGTGGGGGGGTTGGGGTAAAAAAGGGGCGGCGCCGCCGCCCCTTGGACTTGTGTCAATAACTCTACGAATTTGCGATTTGGTGGAGTGGATGGGGAAGTTTGCGTTAAGAAACGTAAAGATGCGGTGGATATTTCGGCTTTGGGCGGGGATTATCGCGATGAGTTGAAACGCCAGTTGGGGGAATTGGCTCGCGATATGGAACTTGACCCATTTGTTAAGGGGCAAGAAATGGCGTTGATTGAGCAGGCGTTATGGCAAACGCGACAAGGGCCTGTGGTTTCGCCTGAGGCAAGAGAGGCTTTGGTTTCCCGCGCTGTTGATGAGGCATGGGCGCAACGGGAGGATGAGGTGCGTCGTGGGGTGGTGCGCGAATATGCGGCGTTGTTGGATGATTTGGCTGATGTGATGCAGCCGCGTTTCAGGCTGCCTGACTCGGCGAAAGCTCCTGAGCTTTGCCGTGAGAAGTTGCGCCGTTTTGCTGCGCCGAAACAATATGACAGCGTGCAAAGTGTGTTGATGGAAGCGGCGGATTTGCTGGCTGAGATTGAACAGAAATATTGGATTTGAGATTGAAAGGTGTTGAGATGCAGTCTAATTTGAATACTGCTTTTGTTTTGACCATGCGTTATCAATCCACCTGTATTCCGTTGGAAGAGGTGCGACGGCAATGGTTGCCGCATTTGAGCGAAAGTGAAATGAAAAAAAAGGCGAGCTGCCAATCCTTGCCATTCCCTGTTTTCCGAGCAGATAAAAATTCGCGCAAGTCGCCTTATCTGGTCAATGTTGCGGATGTGGCGGCTTATTTGGACAGCCAAGCGCAGCAGGCGTTGTTTGAGTGGCAGCGCGTGAATGAATGAAGGCTGCCTGAAATTGCGGCAGCCTGAATATTGGTTTTACTGAGCTGCTAGCCATTCGGCGCAGATTTGTTTAAGGGCTTGGATATTGGTGCCCCCTACTCGCTCAATGGCGGCGCGGATGATTGCCATATCATCGGCTTTGCCTTTGACGGTCATTTGGGCATATTCGCCTGTTTTGATTTTTTCCTTGTAGAATTTGTTGGCGGTTTGGCGGCGCAGATTTTTACTGTGTTCGGTGTTTGAATTTGCCATTGGGTTGTCCTTGTGATAAATTTGCGTTTGTTGAAAGGGGCGCGGTCTCCTTAGTCCGCGCCGTATGATGGTTTATCAATCAGATTTTGCTACGTTACCAAGCTGGGGAGCTGATGAGTAACAAAATCGCTAGGATTAAGAACTTAATCATGGATACCTCCTTTCTCTAAACCTAACCTCGCACCATGCGGGGTTTTCTTTTGGGTAGTCCTTAATCTCAATAGTTGTATTATAGGTATTCTATAATAATTTGTCAATAGTTTAGGCAGCCTGAAACCAAAGTTTTTTGGGGTCGGGCTGCCTTTGTTTGGACGCGGATGGTCGGGGGAGGGAGGCGAGCGGAAATTTTTGCGAGGTAGAGCTGACTGGCTGGCTGGTCGCGCTGCCCTCCGCGCCCGCGATACTCAAAAAATTTGCAAAATTTATGCAGCCTAAAAATATGCTCAACGCTTTTGGAATTCAGGCATTCGCCCCTATTTTTAGCACGCTGTAAATTACTCAAATTTAGGCAAATATTGGCATAATCACGCAACAATCCGCATAAATTAGACAATTAGTTTTAATTGAACCATATTTGCACCATTTTTCATTACTAAAACATCAATTTATTGTTTTTATTTTAAAAATATCTACTATCTATACAATCCAGCATCGGCGCAATGGATAGCGTGCGCTTGGGGCGGGGGTTTTGCATTTTCAGGCTGCCTATTCACAATCAAAAGGTGGCGGATTTTAGCATTTTCGGCGGGGCGGGTTGGCTACTCTG